ACGGCCAGAGAGGCTGTCATACAAATTATCTTCAATCGCCTCTTCGGTGATTGAAAAGCCCATAGCAATCGTTTCGTGCTGGTAACGGGCGGTCCAAGCTTCTTGCGCGTTGTCGTATGCAATCGCAGAACCTTCGTTCTTTACGGGTGCAGCCGAAAATCCTGACAGCTTGGTTTCCTCTTCGAATGAACGCTCAGAGGTCTCGGTTTCGTAGATCTCTTTGTGTTCTTCACCATAACGTGCATACTCCAAACCGAACAAAGCGTTCAAGCCAGGGAGCAGCTCTTTCAGTAGTTGTGCGCGTGAAATAGCCATTTAAGTTTCCCCTTACAGTCCGACTGGGTTGTTGTACGCATGACCTCCAGTCACCACGCCAGTTGCCTGCACGACATACGGTGCATTGAACTTGACGATAATTTCTGGGTAGTACAGCGTGCCGCTATAGGTAAATGCCGTATCAGGCACCACGTCAATGACTCGCAATGGCAGAGTCTGGGTTGTTGCCCCAGAAGCAATGTCCACTGCATAACGCGAATCTTTGGTCGTTGTGTTCAGGGTATTTGCAACCATGGACACGTTGAGACCAACATCGGTATAGGTAAAGCCTGACGTTGTTGAAACAACCGTGGTTCCGCTTACACCGCAGACCTGGAACAACTGATCTGGATCTTCGCAGATGTAGGCAATAATGTTGGTATTGCTTGCAACTGCTGTGCCGGAAATCCAAGCCTGTGAAAAGGTTGGTTGACCTGTTACGGATGAAACAAACGTCACGCCCATGAACACACCAGCAAAACCAGTGGTCGGGGCAGCAGTCGTTTCGGTACAAACAACCACACAACCGTTAGTATCAAACTTTACAGGATCACCAAAGCCAATTGAACTGGCGCTGGAGTTTACAATCCGGCGCTGGCGAGTGGCTCCGGCAAATACCTGACCGCCGATCAAATTGATCGGACGCAGTCCATAAGGACCTGAAATCGTCGGGTAAGCCATGTTTAACTCCTAAAAATTATCTTTTGCCAAAACGAACCTCAGAGCGCCGGTCATTAAACAACGGCATCCTTGGGTCGTTCTCTCTCATAAAGTTGTTGTCTACACTCTGCATCCACTCATTGGCCTGTTTCAAGTAATGGTTATTACGTTGTTCAGTCATTTCCGTGGGCGCTCGGCATAACATCAATCCACCAATTTCAATGTTGCCGGTCTTAGGTCCGGTTGCGAGCATGGCTCGGGTTACCTCAGGATAATCTTCCCATTTGCAGGGTTCAAATCCATCTTGATAACGGGTGGCTACATTTCGTGCGTCTGACTTTTCATATACAGAAACTCTAACCCAACGATGTCTCCATCCGTCACGCGGAAGGGGGTCAGGCAATGAGCTTGGCGGCTTCCATAGTTTAGGACGCTCCGATGTTTCACGGGTTTCACGGCTCATATCTTTCCTTCCATGCGTAATTTAGCAACTTGCTCGGCATAATCTTTAAGCGGCACTCCAAGCCTTTTGGCTGTATTAGCCTCTGACTGCGTCAGTTTCAGTTTTTTAGGTGGCGAACTGCGCGTTGCCGGGGCAACCACCGAAGCAGGACGTTTAGTTTCTTCTTTTGGCCCATCCTGAATGCCAAAATACTCTGGGAATTTTTCCCTTACGCGAGAGTTGATTCTCTCGTAATACTCATCGGTCAATGCATATTGATCGCCACGTTCCCGAGTCAGCTTTTTATGCAGGCCCATGGCAAAAAATGTCATCTCATCATCAACCCCAGGTTGTCCTGATTGACCGAACCACGGATTTTGGTCTTTCCAGCTCTCGGCGCGACGGTCTACAGGAACCTCTTGTTGCGGATTATAGACAGGTGTTTGTGTCGGTGGCAACTGTTGTGGTTTAAATCCCTTGACGCGATCTGATTTGAACATTGCTACATTCAAAGCTTTCTGCGCTTTTAAGATTTTTTCGCTGTCTTGGCTATCTAAGGCTTCTTTAAACGCACGCTCGGCTTCGGTTAATTCTTTTTCCGTTGCAAACTGCATGGTTTTGATTAACGTGGACTCTCCCGTAGAAAGCTTTTCTTTAAGCTGAGAGTTCTCCTCTGCAATTTGTTTGGCATAAGCAATTGCCGCTTCACGTTCACGTTGCGCCTCCTCTTTGGCGCGACGCTCGTCATGGTATCCATGCTTTAAATGCTGAATACGTTTTTTGACATTCTCAGAATACTGACGGATTTCTTCGTCGGGAATTTCTGATGGATCAGTCTTTAACGGCGTTGCATTTTTATCCGCCTCGGGGCGGTCATCAACAATCTCAACGTCCTCGCCCTCAACTTCTACTTCAATGTGATCTTCGTTTTCCATGAACACTCCTTTATGCGCGGCTATATCCGCGTGGGTCTTCGACAACACCTTCTACCGTGTCGTCATTAATTAAACGAAACTCTCGATTGTGAATCTTGAATCTCGTTCCTGAATATGCTCGAACTAATACAAAATCACCCTCCTTGCACCACGGACCTGTGGGGAACTTGTCTTTGTCCTTGTAACAATCCGGCCCTTGTTTGATGACAAACAACACTACCGTGCTGAACTCCTCAATCTTTGCTAAAGCATCGGGCTTTAAAATGCCATTAGTAAACTTGTCTTCTACCTCTGGCAGCGCACACAACATTCGATAGCCCGTGGGTTCGGGCAATTGCGCGGCCTGTTCTTGCGTGACCTCAGTCATCGTGATCCTTTAATCTGTTGGCAAGGTCTTCATTGAATCGCCTTGCAATCAGCAGACCTTGAATCTGACCGCAGACGAATTTGTATTCCTCAAAAGATTTCATGCTTCCCTGAGAAAGTTGGTCCTCTAAGTAACGAATCTGTTTTTTCAACTCTAAATCCAAGGCTTCATAAAACTCCATCACACACCCCGCATCTTCTCTCTTTGGATTTCAACTGCTTTATCCACCATCTTTGCCGCAAGATTTTGTTCGGCTATTGCGTTTTGACTTGCAATCCTTTGCTGCTCTAGCCTCACCTTGTCTTGCTGCGCTTGCATCTTCAACTGCAACTCAGCCTGATCCATCGCGGCTTCTCTTTGCTCTCTTTGCGCTCGCAACTGCAATTCAGCTTGCTGCATCTGCACCACTGGATCCTGTGCCTGCTGTTGTGCTTGCTGCTGTTGTGCTTGACTCTGATGGACTTGCAACAACTGCTGCGCCCCTTTCGCCACCAACCTCGACAACTCAACTTCAAAGTCTTCAGGTAGTGGTTCATCGGGAGGCGGAAGCGGAACCCCTAGTTGCTCCTCCAGTTGTTTCCTATATAAGAACCCTAAATGCTCATTCACATGAGCCATCGCCGCCGCCATCATCTGACCCGCCATTGGGTTTTGCTGCATCATCTGTCTTAACATCGGGTCTTGCAACGCAGCCATATGAACCGCTAAATGGGCCTCATGATCCTGATACATAAATGCTTTTACAGGCTGCATATTTAGTATTGACATATTCTCAGATACCGGATCTCTGGGATTTTGATTCTTCGCAGCAGGAATTAATTTATCAATATCCTTGATTCCTAATACCCCAAGCATTCTTTTGTGTAACTCCGGCATATCATAGATTTGCGGAGCTTGTGCGGCTAATTGTAAAACCGCTTGGTACTGCGTCACTCTTTGGGCTAAGGTCGTTGCGTTTGGATCTGATACTGGTATCACATCCACATGGTCATAATCCGATTGCTTGACCATTCGTCCCATCGGCGAATCTACGTCATATGCATATTCTTCTGGTGTGTAATCCCTAATAATCGCGGCAAGTAATTTAAACTCTTGCCGCATGGAATAATGCAATCGCGCCTGAACCGCAGACATGACTTTTAGCGTTCTTTCTAATACAGCTAACGTCGTACCTACCGGTGTATTTGCTGACAAATCAGATATTTGCATATCGGCTGTGGCGGCAAACCTTCTGCCTTCTTCCACAATCTTTTGCAGCAACATGAATAATACTTGGCTTGGTTCTTTATAAGGCAACGGCAATATGTTGTCTCTTATAGAACCCGATGGCACATCGACATCTCTAAACTCACCTGGACTAATCGGCGTATCGTCGCCCTTAACTCTTAGTCCACGGGATTTTAATCCACCAGGCAAATTTGATAATGTGCCTGCGTCTACTAATTGTCTGATTAATGAAGTTCCCGATTTTGCAAACGCTCCCACTAAATGTATAAGCCCGAATCCATAAAACCCAAATCCGGGTATATAAATATAATGCGTATAATGCATCCGCTTTAATTTCAATGGATCATCGGCATACCAGTTTCTACGAATCGCTAATATCTTGCCTGTGCCTTTGTCTATCGTTACCACATAAGGAAGTGCAATCTCAGTCGGGCCGTCTTTGTCGCTATCTTCAAATCCGGGTAGATCTAAATCCACGCACATCTCAAGAATGCGATACCGATCATCCATCGTGGCGCTTATGCCTTGCTCTTCGGCTTTGCGCTTTTCAATATCATCTAGCGTCGTGGTTGGCTCACCCAGTTCAACATCACGCCAAATCCCTGCGTGTTGTAACTTACGCACCTCATTCTTGGTCTTCCGCATCACTTGTGTAATGCGTGGGGATGACCTTAGATCACTTGCTCCATAAGGCACCACAATATCTTCCGCCGGGACGAACATGGATACCTGTCTTCCTAAAGAAGGATCGTAGTAAACCTTCTTAAATGCTGACCCTGCTAAGGCTAGCGACCAAAGCATCTTTTCATGCTCGGGTCTGTACTCAGGCATCTGTTCCGTCAAGCGCCAGTTCATGTCATCTTTAACACGTTCCGCTGCTTCTTCTTTGTCTTGCGTAAGCTTTCCTATGATTTGAGTCTTTACCGGCCCGGACGCAGGAAATGTCTCCATAATGCTTTCGGCCTGGAACCTTACCGCTGCTTCGGATAACAAGGGATAAAACACACCACAAGCCCCAGGCCATGGTTCTGTACGATCTTCGTACTTCAAACCAAGAAGCTTCAAGCCATCAATATAAGTATCAACCCACTCTTTTCTTGAGGACTGATCCGTTTCAAAGTCTTCTAGCAAGTCACTTGCAATGGATGAAAGCTCTCTTTCATCTAAATATTCAGCAAGATTTGCATCAAAGTCTTCGGGCGACTCGCGCTCCGGCTCTAATGTCACTTCAATCCCATCCATGCCAATCGTGACACTGTCTGGATTTTCAATTTCAATCTCTATGGCTTCTTCATCTTCCATCGCTAAACCAAGCGGTGCGCGATACAGTGCGGGTTCCATTGCCATCATTGTTCCTAGTAATAAGCCATTTTTCGATGAAATACAGGCTCTCGGTCTTCGTCATCCGACTGAAGACTCAAAAACCCACCAGTTCTGAACCTTAAAAGTGCTTGTGTCATGCTATCCACAAGGTCATCGTGCTCTCCCGCAGGAAAAGCCGCAACTTCTTCAATCAATTCATCCGCGAATTTTCTTTCCGGCACCCAAATTCTGCCTGAAGCAAACAAATCTGCCACAGCATTCAACCGAACCACCTTGTCATTGCCTTTCGTCGGAGTAAATTCACTTACGGGAATGCCCATTTTTCTCAATTCAAAGATCAATGGACTGCCAGCGGCCTTGGCTTCGACTAAAAACACATCCGGCTTCCAGTCCATATAAGTCTCATAAGCCTTCTGTTTTAATTCGGGAAACTCATATCGGTCTTTAAAAGCATCCAAAAGTATAATATTCGTATTTCCTTCTTCGGATGTCCATATCCCCCAAGTCGTACACGCCGAATAATCCGCTCTTTGGCTTTTCAAAAACGCCGTATCCCAACTTTGAATCACAAAATCACATGGCGGCGGTCTGTCTGACTCCCATCGCTGCCACCATTCCCTCTTAACAATCGCACCTTCTTCTGCTGTCGGGGTCTGTTGATACTGAGCCAACCATTTGCTCACCGGCAGCTCTTCTTTTAACGCTAATAATTCCTCTAATTTCCAAAATTGCGGCCATAACGACTTACCTGATGGCAATATTGCAGGCAATTCGATAATTTTCCATTCATCGCCACCTCTTGTCGCACTAGACTTCAGTACCTGTCCCGATAAATCTCTCAACGACCATCGAGTCATGACCAGGATTATCCTGCCTCCTGGCTGCAAACGCTGCCTCGGCCCCGATGTATACCATTCATACACTGAATCAAACTCTTCAGGCTTGTGAATTGCTAACTTTGCTTCTTGTTCTGAATGCGGATCATCAATAATTAAAAGATCCGCACCCTTTCCTGTTACAGCACCACCAACGCCAATAGCAAAATACTCGCCGCCCTTGTTTGTACTCCACCTTCCAGCCGCCTTGGAATCCTGCTGCAACTTTATTTCATTAAATATAGTCCTGAACTCTTCGGAATTTACAAGATTTCTTACCTTTCTGCCAAATCCCACCGCCAATTCAGCCGTATGAGATGTCTGTATCACCTTCTTTTCTGGAAAATTTCCTAAAAACCACGCAGGCAATGCATACGAAGCAAATTCGCTTTTTGTATGTCTCGGCGGAATATTAATAATCAACCTTTTACAGTCGCCAAACACCACTTCTTCAAAAGCTTCAGCTACCAACTTATGATGTTGCCCTTCAATAAATCCCGGCCAGATTCTTTTCACAAAAGGCAAGAAACTCCGCTGCGCTTGCAACCTAAGATCCTCTTCCTCCATCCGGCTTATCTCATCAAACAACAACTCTTGCTCCTCTTTCGTCAGAAGATGCAAGTGCTTCAACGCCGCCCGAGCGTACATTCTCAAATCAGACATCTGGAATATTCTTTGTCAAACATATACTCCGAGACATACCCGGAACGGTCTTCAAATATCCTTTCTTCTTTAACCTCTGAACCGTCTTCCACACCGCCGACCGAGTCTCATACATCAAACAAAATCTTATGTCCTCATAGGTAGGCCCAAAATGATACAAAGACCACCACTCCCTAACAGCAATATAAACATTACGCTGTATCGGCGTCACTTCAACTTCTCCTGAATCAACCTCCTGGCTTCCTCTAAAGGCATCTCCTCTATAGGCTTAGGCAACTCCCCCAATACCTCCTTATACCAACGCTTAGGATCTTCCCATATCGGTCTATCCTTTTTTTTACCCCCCTTCCTATGGGAACCCACTTCTTTTTCCAAGGGGGTGGTATCCACAGATTCCTCCTCCTTCACTTCCTCAACCCCATTTTCATACCCCGGGGTGTCATAACGTGAGGACAGCTCGCTGTCATAACGTGAGGACACCTCATCGGTGCTGTCATAACGTGAGGACAGCTCGGGTTGGGGATCGGTAACTTTGGTGGATTGTTGGTGGGGATTAGTGGACGGAGACGCCCCCACAGCAAGCCGGTCGGTTTGGGGGGGTGGGGGTACGGTGGGGGTCTCTGTTACCTCCACCTCAATGGCCGCCAGTCGGGCCAGTTTCGCACGGAGCGCATCTCGTGAGTCAGTGCGGTGGGTGATAACGGAGCGCGTTTCGAATGCGCCAACGTCTGCCAGCTTGCCCAGTAGCTCTAATGCTCGTAGTCTATCGGCGGGTTTTTGGGCGGTTCTGGCTTCGTGTTGGAGGCTGTCAACGACGAATTCCCTGATTTGCAGGGGGTTCTGCGAATACCTCAGCCGCTCGACCGCCTGTTGCTGACTTAGCGCAATCTGTACGTTATCGCTTGCAGCCGCTCGACTTGCCATCATGCTAAGTGTCCTGCTATTGGATGTTCTCGGGTTATGTGTCGCCAAGTATGCTTCCCGTTTTGTTGCGCCCGATGCTATGGCTTGCACCAGTGCTTTTTGCTTGGCGGTAAGCTGAACATGGGGCATCAGCACCTTATCTGCTGGCACGCCTCGCGCTAAAGCCTTGACCGCTGCCGGTGGTAATCGCGTCATTTTCCCCCTCCATGGAAACAAGCCGGAAACTTATCACACTATCCGATGAACGGTCTACTATCACTGACAATAGGCTATTGACCGCCGACCTATTGTATGCGATGCTTGCGCAGCAATACCCCACAACTAACAGGAGCACACACATGACCAATAGCCAATTCAATCTTATCGAAATGCAATGGGCGCAAACAATAATTTCAGAACCGCCTTACATCATGCCGAACGGCCGCATATCGCACGATGTTGCTTACGAAGTTATGGGCAAGGCCTTGGATCGACTGTTAGACGAAAACCATCTAAGCGCACATGGACAGTGGACGGTTAGAGCCTAGCCAATAGCCCCCCAGTGGGGGCCTTTGGGTACGCTTTGTACCGATACACATAAGGAGCACACACATGAACCATTCCCGCGCACCGTGGACATATCACCGCAGTATTGACGCAAGACACGCCGACCGCATTAGCGACACTGACGGATGTAGCGTCATGAGTAACGGCCACATCATCCTCGACGCAGATGCCGCGCTCATGGCCGCAGCGCCCGACCTGCTTGCCGCACTGGTAGACCTGCTTGCCGCTTGCCCTGAAACGTACGACACACGCCATCAACGACTTGCCGCGATGGACGCTATCACCAAAGCACACCGGAGCCTCTAACCATGATTGAACTCACACACATCCACGACTCAGCACATGGCTGGATTAAAGCGCCGCTGGGCCTTGTTTACTCGCTCGGACTGACACCCAGCCGGTACAGTTACCACGACAGCACGCACGCCTATCTCGAAGAGGACTGCGATGCGCCCCGCTTTATCCGCGCACTCACCGCGCACGCGCTCGACCACCGCATCAGATCGGTCTATCACCACGGAGACAGCCCCATTAGATCCATGCGCCGGTTTAATCCCGCCCCAGCTCAACCATCCTTACTTTGAGGAAAACACCATGCACACGCTCGGCCCCTGGCGTTATGACATCAACCCCAAAGCACCCGAGGCAATCATTGTCGATTTTGAAGGCTTCACGGTTGCCCATCTATCAGCGCTCGACAACAGTACAGGCGCCCGTGATCTATACGATAACGCGCGATTGATTGCCGCCGCGCCGAATCTACTATTGTCGCTCCGGAAAATGCTTTGCGAGCATGACGCTTTACAGCTTGCCAATGGATCCACCGACGACCGCTGGCCCTGCGCCACGATTGCGCGAGACTTGATCGCTCAATTCGACCCACCGACCGACTTTGAAAAAGGAATCAGAGCATGATGCTCGTACACGTCACCATCGCGCTTTGTATCGAAGACGGCGCCGACCTTGAGGCCGTTATAGGTGAACTTGATTACAACTTCGACCATCCCGCCATCATCGACCAAGAATTTATCAACTTTGAGGAAATAGGTGGCACGCCATGATTGACCGACTGATTTTCGTGGGCTTTTGGGCTTGCCTATTGGCCTGCTTCGTCCGGATCCTATTCTGAGAGTCTAGCCATTCGCCCCCCTTGGGGGGCTTTTGGGTGGGCTTTCCACCGACACACACGGAGAAAACACAATGCGAGAGTTTTTATATATAGGTTCAGCACCATTTGAAGAGGACTGCGCCCAGGTGGGGACGCCGGATTATTCCCGCCGCGCCCTCGCTGAGTGCCGCCGATTCATGGGACAGATTGAAAGACACTACCCAGCGCCGGAAAATTCTGACTGTTACTTGACCATCAAGCGCGAGAGTCATGATTTTGGATCCTATTACGAGGTGGCTGCAGTGTTCGACTCTACCGACCAAGCCGCTTGCGATTGGGCTTATGACATCGAAGCCGACCGCCTCGGCGTTCTCAGGACATGGGAGAACAATCATGCGTGACATTATTGAACGCTGGAGACGCGCCGCAAATTATGGCGGAACCGATTATTCGGATCATTTCGTCTTTCTGTCACGGCACCGCGACAGTGACCGGCTAGAACGATGCAACTTCCGCGCTGGCCTTGACGCACTCGGCGGAGAGTCCGAAACCGTCATCATCGCACGCGCAAATCATTGGGGATATGGCTGGATCGACTCCATCCTGATCCACGAATCCGACACCGAAACGCTAGACAAAGCCGAAGATATACTGGCCGCGCTCTCGGATTATCCCGTGATTGATGACTATGCATTGTCCGACATGGAATGGGACGAAGCGCATCACTCTTGGGAACAAATGGGATTACGTTCCCGCGCAAGGCTTTGCATTGCGGCAGGCCTAAGCATATTCGCCGCACGCCGCGATTATATCCCATCAAATGCCGCCGGTTATGGCCCCGATCCGTTTATCTACGACTCACTGTTAAGGGAATTTTGAACATGAATAAAGAAACGATTATTGAAGCGTTGCATAAATTTATCGCCCAGCGCCCACGCTTTGAGCCTGAAAATTATGCCGGAGCACCCGAGGCTTATCGCGCAGACGCTCGCAAAGCAACGCGCGACTTGCAAGACGCCCAACACCTACTGAGTGCGGTTAGTTGGCGCAGCATCAGCGCCGAGGACTTGATCGACGCCAGCCGAAACGCATTCGCCGGACGGTTGACCATCGACGCAGCACCGGACGGAGTGAAGATTTATTACACAGTGGGGCAATACTGGCCCACGGAATACCGCGCCGCCGCTTGCGCCGTTTTAGCGCAAGCATTATGGGCGCACTGGAGACGCTCCGGCAGCAGTCCGACCGCCACAGCACGCCGCGAGCTCGCCCCAACAATCGCAAACCGCTGGTTCAATTAACCGCATAGGGGGGCAGCGCCCCCCATAGGATCACATCATGCACGAAATAAATTACAGACTCGCTCAGAAACTAGCGCACGCTCGCCCATATTGGCACGAACCCACTAGCCTAGACGATTACCGAACACGCCAGCGCGACCGGTTAGCTTATCGCCTGTTTGCTGATACCAGCGCCGCCGACCTTGGCGCCAATCGCGCCGCCCATTTAGCCGACTGCAACCGAACCGCGACACTGGCCCGACTGATCGCGCTCGATTGGTCACCCGCTCGCGCCTTGGAATTTATCGACACACCCTGAGCAATAACGCACGCACCGCCGCCAGCCCCCCGCGCTGGTGGAGGTCATTCGCATCCTCTCCTTCCCTCTCGCTCATGCCCCACCGACACGATAGCTCTTCAGCAACCCTTTGGCCTGTCGCGTCGTGATCCGCTACGACAAACTTGCTCTTCAGACGCCTGCCCACCTCGACCATGTTGCCCGCACTAAAACACACCATCACAGCCGCATCACGATATAAGCTCTTCAGAGCGGCCTGAATGCTCAAGCCCGTCGCATAGCCCTCGCACAGCCAGACCTCCTTCCACCGGTATTCCCGGTTCAAAATGAAAACCCCTCGTTTCGTTCGTCCGCCAAACAGGAAACGCTTGTTTCCATCCTCTTTGATTTTCTGAACGCTGATGACTTCGGATGTTTCCATATCCCTGATTGGAATCAATAGCTCTTCATCCAAAACCAAGCCCTTTGTATCGGGAAAACCCTTGCGTTTCAAGTAGTTATGCGTGGTTACGAATGCTTTGTTAATCATTTGTTGTGCAACGCCAGCCGCCTCTTTTTGTTTCCGTATCTCATCGTCATTCAGTTTAAAGATTTGTGGCGTGACACTTTTGTTTCCGTCCGACCAGTAAGCGAATGTTTCCATGGTGGCCCAGTTTCTGACAGATCCGCAGCGTCCGTCAAAAACATAAGCGCCATTCTTTTTTCGTGGTTTATCAACGGTTGGGACTCTGTGCCACCGGCTATCAGGTATGGCTTCGCGCATCATCAGCCCGTGCGCTCGGGCGTGTTCAACGAATGACATTTTTTTTCGACTTCCAATAACGCAGTAAATTGGCTTTAATGATTCTTTGAAGTTCTCGCGTCGGAAATTTCGGCTCAGTATGCTCGTACTTCCATTCCGGCCAGTAACCAAAGATGTTTTTGAATTGTGCTTTGCTGAATTTGCTTGCGGCTTCACCTTGTCCTTTCCGGTCCGTGGCAATCCAGCAAATTTGCTGCCACGTTTCCATCGGGTTTGATCTCAAATCATCCTTTCTACTCAACTGAAATTCTTCTAGCTCACCCGCAACCTTCACAATTCCAGACTTCTTGGGTTTCCTTTCCATCCCACAGGAAGGACAAACCTTCTCAGAATGAACAAACCCACATCCGTGACAGGCAAAATCATGAACCTCATCAATGCTTTTCTCTTTCCTTACTCTGCTGTCCAAGTCTCTTTTGTCTAGCTCTTCAACGCCGCGCTCAAAAAATTCCACCTGATCCTCAAAAAATCGACTGACGTTTCCGGTGTGATCCAACCATAAAGCAAAATTCTTACCCGGTGATGGCCTCATCACCCGACCCATCTGTTGAATATGGCCCGATAGAGATTTGCGGTAGGGTCTAGCTGAAATGCCACACAAAATATCCGGCACATCAAACCCTTTGGCTAAAGCCTCGCACGACACAAGACCCATGATGTCACTGTCCGACTTTCGGAACTCATCAATCAACGCTCTCCGCCGGTCGTCATTTCCATCCTTGTAACTGACTTGCTGGAAGTTGTAGCCGTGCCTGGAAAACTCCCTGCACAACTCCTGACCGTGGGCCACGGTCGCTGAAAACACAATCGTTTTTACTGGGCCATTGAATTCTTTGTTTGTTTTGTTGATCCATTCACTCACGATGTCTCCGACAATCTTGATCCCGCGCTGCTCGATCTCCGACTCTTTCCATTCACCGTCAAACTTCACTTCCGCGCCCGTCATGTCAATTTGCTTGGCAACATAAGCTTTGATCGGGACCAACCACTCATCCGAAATCAATTTCTGGGTTGTGGTGCTATTCACCACATTACTGAAAACCTTGCTCATGCCTTTTGTGAAAGGCGTGGCAGTCAATCCAACAACCAAAGCATCTTCATAGCCTTTGATTGCATTCATGACTGACTTGTACATGGTGTGACACTCATCCCAAACAATCAGCTTCGGACGGTTTGTCAACTCACGTCGGGCCAAGGTCTGAGCACTGACCACCTGAACGTACTCATAGGGTCTATACCTCCAATGATCCGCCTGAATCACTCCGTGTTGAACCCCGTAGCGATCCAATGTCCTTGAAGTTTGATCCACCAAGGACACGCGATCACAGATGAACCATGCCACAGAACCCTTTGACGCAGCCTCAGACAAAAGAAAACTCGCCATGACGGTCTTACCCCCACCCGTCGGTGCAACGAGCACCTGCGCCCGATTTCCCTGCCTTACGCCGTTTCTCAGTAGCTCAATGCAATCTCTCTGATAGTCACGCAGACTGTCGTACAGCATTTTTCTTGTGCCAGTTGAGTTGTTTCTGCATCTCGCCAACCTGATTCATGTAGTCATCTCGCGCCCGCGTGAGCGTCTCGATTTCAAGTTGCATCTGCTTCATCATGCTCACCGATTCGTTGTTTCGAATCGCATCCAAGATCACAATCTCCTTGGCAAGAACCTGATAGTTGCTCATGAGTTCCTCATATTGCTCATTCAGATCGTCATAGCGGGCCTGTAGCGCCTTGTGATCGCCTACAAGCTTCTCATATACCTTTTTGAGCTGATCGGCCTCTGACGGGGCTTTTGGTGGCTTCTTGGGGGCATGGCCTTCAACTACCTTTACTGCCTCGGTCAAAGTCATTGCACCCTTCTTGACCTGTTCCTTAACCTCCGGCGTGGCCTTGGTGGAGATTTTCTTCGCTCTCTCAGCAGTGGCTTTTGATACTTTGGCTGCCTTTGCCAACTCTCGTAAGGACATGGAGCTGTCATAACGTGAGGACACCTGATTGGCACCTATTTTTCGCCATGCATTGCACGTCGCAAGCGCCATGGCACGTTGGCTTGGCGTGAGATGTCGCCTATGAATGTTCTGCGTCACCACAAAATCCACTGGATCACCGTCTAAATCAATGAGTTTGGGTTCAATTTCTAGGTTTTGACAGGCCACAAACCGGTGCCAACCATCAATGACTTTGCCCTCAAATAACGTGATCGGATTCCGTAAGCCATTGATTTTTATATCTTCTTGGAGATCGTGAAACTCCGGTTCCTCTAAGTCAGGGAATGCTGCGCTCAACTCATGCCGTTCTAGCATCGTTATTTCTCCTTATACGTTCAACATTTAATATCTATGCCTGTAAAAAGACATAGGTTCCCCAAGGGTGGAAGCTTGGTTCCATCCTCGCCCAAGAGGGCGCAATGATTGCCCTCCCCAGCGCAGCCTTGAGCCAACGATTCACTCCATGCACCGCTTGTCCCACCGATGTACGATGCGTGTTCTGCGATCCCTCGTTGACAGGTCGCTCGGCTTGCGTCGGGGTGTACGACAGCCGGTGTTCTTCTCCGAGCAGCCCATGCAGGCCCACTTCTGACGTGCGGAGTACGGTCTGTGGCAACAAAAAAGCCGTTAAGGATGTCCCCCGGTGGTGATTCCCTGCTGTTTTAGGGCAAGGACAGGAGACATTCTTAACGGCTCGCATCTGCACCACACAGACAGTCGTTATGATGCATGACTTGCAAACATTTGTCAAGCGGTGTATGTTCACGATGCTTCTCCTGTGTGTTTATCCCGGCTGTCGCCGGGATTTTTTTTGGCCCATCGTAGCCACACCAACATCAAAGCTCATCCGAAGCCAATCTGCTGCATGGAACGGCCCATCCCCGCCCCACACCTCTAAGAAAACACTGACAGGCATATGCACATCCCAGCTTCTTGCATGATTCGCCCGATGGAACAAAATCGGCATCAGACCGTCCCGCTCGGCGTTAGTTGAAGCTTGTTGAAACCATGCATTCCATTCGGGCTTTTCTGCTCTCTTGACCTCAACCGCCCAGCCAAACACCTCAATGTCATACCCTGAGTGCGCCGCCTGTGCATAGTTGATCTTGATTTCTGTGTCAAAGGCCGCCGACAAAAGCTTCGCTACCTCCAACTCACCGCGCCGACCCTTCGCTCTGCTGTTCACCATATTCTTCTCAAATCACTTGACTTGCAATAGGAAACATGATTATATTGCAAATCAGATGATTGTCAAGGAGATGCAAATGTTGCAGTTACGAAAGGGAAAGGTTCTTGCGCACGATGGCAAGACGTATCTGGTCGTCAAGCGTCCGGTCATTGGATCAGCACTGAACAAGTGTCGTAACGGGGTTCCACCGAAATGGCACAATGAAGTCGCTTTGGATCAGGAGTGGATTCACGATGTGTTTGTAACGCATCAAATGCCACTGAGCAAGTACGCAAGGGCGACACGCACCTTCGCGCAGCTTGCCGCTACGGTTGCTCTGGTTTTGATTTTCTTGCAGATCGGCCGCTGGGTTCAGGCCGGTATGCCCTTTATGTATTGAACCCAAGGAGAAAACACATGGCTACTAAGAAAGATGAGTTGGAACAGGTACAGATCGTTGAACTTAAGAGGGCAAGGATCGTCTACCACGTTGTGGGCGAAACACCTTTGCTGATGAACTCCATGTCAGTCAAAGCGCAAAGGGAATTGCTGCTGCCCCGAGGCCGTAAGACTGCTGTGGAAAAGCAAGGTTCACTGAAGCACGAACCGTTGCAAGAGTATCGGGATTCAATTTACCGCGCCCGTCGTGGCTCCGATACGGTATTGGCTTTGTTGAATACCCAGTTCAAAGCAGCACTGTGTACTGCTGCATTGGATATACCTGGCGCCAAGAAAGCACAGATTGGCAGGCTGACCTCCATCGAAGGCGGCGAGAGACTTCCGCTGTATGGAGTGCCTCAGATTTTTTGTTCGGTGGTTCGCAGTGCGGACATCAACAAGACGCCTGACATTCGGACACGTTGCATCGTCCCGCGTTGGGCTTGCACGGTGGAGGTGACTTACACCGTTCCCGTACTGAATGCCACGGTGATCTCGTCCTTGTTTGCAACCGCTGGATACACGATGGGGGTTGGTGATTGGCGTCCGCAAAAAGGCAGCGGAACCTTTGGTCGCTGGAGGATTGTTGAGCCTGATGACAAAGAGTATCTCGACATCATCAAGACGGGTGGCGCCGAAGCCCAGCAAGCGGCACTCGATAATCCGGCTCCGTATGACGATGAGACTGAAGAGCTGCTGAGTTGGTATGACGTAGAGGTCAAGCGTAGAGGATTGAGAGTAGCATGAACAACGCCATCATCAAGCAAAGGTTAGAACATATTGCAGCGCTTGGTGGTGGCGTCCTCCGCCCGTCTGATGTGGTGGAAGATGCCCGCCGAGAAGACAGCCCGCTTCACAAGTTGTTCAACTGGAATGTTGAAGAAGCAGCTTATGAACACTGGATGGCTACGGCACGCAAGATCATTGCAAGCGTTAAGGTGAACATCACAACCGAAACGATTGTCCTTCGTGCGCCTGCGTATGTGCGTTCTCCCAGTTTGCACGGGCGCGAACAGGGCTATCGTGAAACCGTATCACTCAGAACCGACACCGACATGGCGACGGATGTTCTTTCATCAGAAGTTCAGAACGTCATCTCTGCATTACGACGCGCAAGAAGTGTTGCTGCTGCGCTTGATATGGAAGATGAGATTGACCGATTGATGGAAGAGTTTCTTGAGATGCGTATGAAACTGAAGAAAGCTGCTTGATTCGGCGAGTTAGGCGCAGCAAGACAAGGTTAGGCGGTTGAGGCAAGCTCTGATAGGGTGTGTTCAGGAGTAGCCTGAAAACGTAAGGCGGTTAAGGCCAGGCCGGGTATGGCGCGGAGGGGCATTTTTGGCGGTTACGGTCAGATGTGGTCGGGACAGATTTGGTGTGGTAGATACCAGCGAGTTTTGGCGGTATTGGTCGGGCAAGATCTGGTGAGGACGGGAAGCATCCGGATGGGCGGTTTCGGTAGGGCTATGCTCTATTGGGATGGGTTCGGTTAGGACGGATTCGGTACGGCATGGCGGTTTTGGAAAGACGCATTTGGGCGTGAACTGGTGCGGTGTGGCGGTTGCGAACAGGAACATACCGGCAGGATGTGGATGGGCGGGGCGGTTGCGGTGGTTTAGGTGGATCAAGGTGGTGTTAGATGTGGCGGTTGAGGCGAGGCCGGGTGCGTTCCGGCAAGGTGGCATGAGGCTTGGCGGTTCGGGTGAGGCACGCATAGGTTTGGCGTGGCGACGCGGTTTATACAAGGAGTTTCAAATGGAAGATGACAAGTTGCGCGATGAATTTGCGAAAGCAGCAATCACAGGGATTCTAGCCGGTAGATGGGGGAACCTACCCCATCGAAAACCTGAGGAGGCATTTGCGGAATTTGCCTGGTTGATTGCTAACGAAATGTTGAAAAGGAGGAGTCAATGGACATCGAACGATTGACGGGTAAAGAGAAAGAAGAAGAACTTCAAGCTTTACAGCGGGATGCTATGCGCTACCGCTGGCTGAGAAAGCAGAACCTGACCGTGTGGCATGACGCGGAGTTTTTTGCCACCGGTTACGGACTCGATCAACATTGTGACCAAGGGATGAAAGATGAACGATGAAAAAGCACTTTTTGAAGCAATCCTTTTTGCCGAGGATGTGGTCTATTGGGCTAGGCGTTACATCGAGACGCCGACGCCGGACATTCTTAAAATCTTGCAGGCGGCTATGGAGGAGTTTGAGGAGAACAAGCCGTGAGAATCACGAATAAATTTCATCTTCCGGAAGTCTTGGTGAAGTTTGCTCGCGCCAAGACCTATAGCAAAGGCGATGCACGATTGTCCGTCACCCAACTCATCAATTCTCCGAGAATTGTTGCGCTCCAAGAAAAGCACTACGACGAAATGGAACAGGACATTTCAGATGTTCTGTTCAGTCTTCTTGGGACAGCAACACATTACATTTTGGATCAACACACAGATCGGACTTCAATTATCACTGAGGAAAGATTGTTTCACACAGTCAACGGATGGAAGATTTCAGGGGCCATCGACCGGCAAGTCATTACACCGGACGGTCGGATTCTTGAAGATTGGAAGGTCACCTCAGCGTATGCCGCGATGTCAGGAAAGAGCGAATGGGAGGAGCAGCTTAACTGTTATGCCTATCTGGTTCGGGTTCACGGCTACGCGGTCATTGGTTTAACAATCAACGCGATCATTCGGGATTGGGCCAAACGGAATGCAGGAAAAGACGGATACCCCGAAGCTCCTGTCATGCAAATTGATATCCCGCTCTGGTCTTTTGATGAACAAGAGTCTTTTGTCAAACAGCGCATCGCACTTCATGCAAGTACGGTGATGGACGATCCACCCATGTGCACGCCCGATGAACGATGGATGAAGCCCGATCAGTGGGCGGTGTTCAAGACCGGGAACAAGCGTGCGACAAAAGTGTTTCTCACGGAAGCCGAGGCCAACGAAATGGCCCAAGCCAAAGGCTTTGAAGTAGTGCATCGACCTGGGCAGCCGGTGCGCTGTATGTCTTTTTGTCCTGTGAAGTTATTTTGTGATTATGGAAGCACTCTAGGAGAATCGAATGAAACAGATAGCACAAGCGCTGGTTAAAGCACAGCGGGAATTTGGTCCAGCATTGAAGACCTCTACGAACCCGCATTTTCGGTCTCGATATGCGGACCTTCAGACCGTTGTCGAAGCGGTCATTGGCGCACTGAACAATCACGGTATCTACCTGATGCAGATGACGCATGAAACGCCCGATGGTGCCATGGCAGAAACAACCTTTGTTCACGAAAGCGGCGAAATGCTGTCAGGGGGCAAGTTGTTTTTTCCGGCCAGCAAGCATGACGCCCAAGGATACGCTTCTGCTTTGAGCTATGTGCGAAGGTATAGCCTCATGGCGGCCTGCGGAATCGCACCGGAGGACGACGATGGCACAGCAGCATCTAGGCCTGTTGCCCCTAAGCCTGTTGAACCTAAGCCTGTTGAACCTAAGCCCAAGGTTGAGATCAAGCAAGAAGGTAACAAAGAACAGATGCAATTCATCCTTGATATCTTTAAGGCGTTCTTGCCTGACGCCAAGACCGAAGCCGATCTCAAGAAGTTCTGGTCAGAAAACAAGGCCAATGTTGCAATTGTCAAAGCAGAAGACGAAGGCGCATATATTCAATTGTTAGCTGATTTCAAGGCACGCAAGGATCAAATCATCAAGGAGCAATCATGACTTATCAAGCCATACCCGATAGCGCAAATTTTTTCTATGTGCGAAACAAACTCAACCCCAACGCACCGGATTTGAAAGGTGAGGTGATTCTTTCTGAGGATCTGATGAATGAATTGGTTTCCAATTGGAAGGCTGGCACTCAACCTAGGATTGACATTGCGATTTGGAAGAAAACCAGCGAAAGAGCTGGTGAGTATTTCTCACTTCGAGTGAGCAAGAGAGCCGCAAAGAAATCTGATGACGTTCCGTTCTAGGAGGGGTTGTGGCTGATAACTTTGAAGCAATCAAGGTTTCTATCCGGCAGAACAAGGATGGATACGTTTTGACGTTGGCTATTCACCCCGATGATGTTCCCGAAGAAATCCTTCGGGATTTTGTGGGGTCCAGGTATGCCGTAGCGATGATTCGGATTGGCGATGATGAAATGCCTTTTGAACGACCGAAGCAAAATTCTTATGTTCAGACTGCTGCCATTTTGTCCAAGGACCCTTTGTTCCAAAAATGGCTTGATGCTTCGGGGAATACTTTTGCTGCGAACGAGGAGGATGCCGCACGAGTCATTTGTGAGTTTTGCGAGATTCAGTCCCGCGCAGAACTCGCCAACAACACCAAGGCCCAGCATCGGTTGATTGATTTAAAAAAGGAGTTTGACTCATGGAAAAGCGAGTCAAAAGAAATTTGATTCCATACTGTGTATACCTTCGGGAAGATCAGATTGCGCGTTTAAGATCTATGGCAGAGGGCCGAAAGGCTTCTGACTTGATTCGGCGGGCACTGGATACCATTGATGAACGGGGCGATGATTTTCATTCGGGTATGCGCGTTGGCGTTACTTCGGCCATGGAAGTTGTACGCAACAGCAAACACGGCGCGATTCGATTCCCCCATGGGCAGACAATCAGTGACATGATTGTGGATGAACTTCAAGGATT